CCGTTTGTCATTGTAAGCGCATCAACTCCAGGAGTAATAAATGTAACACTATGGAATAGCATACTTGCATCTATACTTGTGTTTAATACACTTGCACCATCTACTAGAGCGCCTTTACCTGCATCGCCACTTGCAAAGCCCCTTGGGTCACTTGCACTTGTAGCACTTCCTTGCGTGATAACACTTACGTTTTGAATATACGGACTACGACTTGTTACTGTTGCATTGTTTGCAAATCTAAATGCATAGCCTTTATCATTAACACTATCATAAAAGAAATCTTTAATTGTAAGATTAGTAACAGTACTTTCACCGTTTAGTAAAAATACATCTTCGCTTTGATTTGAAGTTGTTGGTGTTATGATTACACTTCTCATATCTGTACCGCTAACAGTAACGTTGCTCGGAACTTCTAAAGGAAGTATTTCTTGATAATCTCCTGGAAATATTACTAATTCAACTGGTCCTGCTGTGCTTGGATCAATTTGAGATAGTGCATGTTTAATAGTTTTGAATGGTGATAAAAAAGTATCGCCGCTGTATGTATCATTACCATTTACACTAACATAAAATATGTTACCTGCTTTATTAGTGTATCCTAATCCACCAACTGTTATATTAGCAGTGTATATGTCACCATTAACAAGTTCTGTGTCTAACCGTTGCCATCTTTTTCCGTTTTGACCTAATGAATATGTATTATTAACATCTGGAATAATATCACTATTAACGTCTGCATCAATTGTAACTGTATCTTCTGATATTGTGTCACCAAATGTAAGATCGCCTGCAAATGTAATATTTCCAGTAGCATGTAAATTACCGTCAACGTTAACATCTGTAAAACTTTCTAAAGTAGGCAAACTTGCTTTTATTGCCGCTATACTTCGATCATATGTATCGCCTGATGTTGTTAATCCTCTAGATACACTAAGGAACCCCATAACATCATCAATATCAATGCTACTGCTTTCGTTTAAATCACCTCTTTGATATCCGCTTGGTAAATTTACTTCCCAGAATGCTCGTCGAGGATGAGATGATCCTGATGACGCTGCCGTAAGCCCGTCAAGTAATTCTGCTGTATATGGATCACCGTCTACTAATTCATACTCTTGCCAAGGACGTAAATCAATATTTGTATTTGAGTCTTTTGTGCTAATATAATTGTCATCTAAATAAAATTGTTGCGTTTCAATTGCTGATGATACAATAGCATCAGTAGCATTTAAATTAATATTTCCGTATGAAGCATTAATGTTATTGCCAGTAAGATTAAACTGAGATATTGTTGATTCGTTGGATATTAAAGATGTTACTCTAGTAGTTCCTACTGTTTGTAGATCTACTTCAGTAATTGTATTAGTTGCAATACCAATACGATTATTAGTTGTATCAAGATAAAGAAGAGGAGAAACATCTAAAGTATTTCTAAACTTTAAATCAATACCGTTTCGTTCTAAATTTGCGGTTAATAATGGACCGGATATTCTACCTACTTGTGCCACTTAGTGTTCTCCTTGACACAGTATTTATTAGAATTACTTGTCTAAGTTATGTATCACTGATATAGGTTTATCTAAATCAGGTGCTGAGTTGAACTGTATATATGTTCCTGGTAAGTATGCGCCTGTTGATGATCCAGCTTTGTACAGCTTTCCTGAATTAGCTACATAATTTCCTATAACACCTGTAGAACAATCAACGTGTATTGTTACTTGTGTAGTATTTACTACTGTAACTGCTACTGAGCCGGGCGAGGATGAATCATCGCCAATGTTTAAATTTTCTAATGGATCTGAATCACCTGGTAATTCAACTCCTGATGCCGCTACTAATGAGTCATTGGTTAATCCGTGTGCTGTTGCTGTAGTTACAGTTGGATAACCTGTAGTACCGTCAATACTATCAATGCTAACAATTATGTACGGGCCACCTGGATTTTGTACAAGAGTATAGTTTGTTACAGGTATCTGATAAACGTTTTCAACAAATACTAATACATTTTGTGCCGCGGCCGGTACTGGAAAAAATGGGTCTCCGCTATCAAGTGGGCCAAATATTGTTTCAGACTGATCACCAAATGCTAAAGTTTGTACGTTTACAGGTGCAGTAGTAGATGGAGATGTATTTCTTACACCATGCCAACTACCAGCTTCGTAAAGTTCAAATCGATTATCAGTTGTGTTATATCTCAAACTTCCTGGTATTGATGTTGCAGGTCTTTCAGCAGTAGTTCCTTTTGGAACTATTAAAGTATTACTACTATCTATAATAACCTGTCCGTTAACATCGTAACGAATACCTGCACCGTAGATGTTTCTCAAGTTAGTATTTTGTGCTTTTAGTAATCTCATTTTTTAAACTTCCAAATAACTTAACGATACTGCTAAGTCTGTTAGTCCACTACCGTAGTTTGTATTTTCTGGTTGTGCTACAAAACTTACTTTGTCGCCTTCTTCTAAGATAATTTTTTCACTATCAAAAGTAAATGTTTCACCTGCTGGTAGCGTTAGTTCTCTTACAACACACGTAAGTTGATTGCTTAATGATTGTGTATCTTTAATAAAATGCATATCAAAACTTGATGTGTGCGTTAGTGGATCAGCCCCACTTGGACTATATGTATTACAAACTAATATATTAGTAATAGCATAGCGTTTTCCAGATGGAACAGTTAAAACATCTAATTGTGTGTCTGTTAATTGTGCGTTTTCAATTGCCATTGTCGTTCCTTTAAAATATAATGCTAAGTAGTAAAGCTCTGTTTTTACTTATTAGTTCATCATTGTTGTTATCTTCGTTAACGAAGTAAATTCCTGTTTTTCCTTCACTAGGTTCTTTGCTGTAAATTCTTACACCTTCACTTGGTAATGCAGGATTAACAGCACCGTCATCATCTCCTGGTGTTTTAGTTAACTCTAACATATCTTTAATTTTTACTGCACCAGTTCCTGGAGCAGATAATACTAAATCTTGGTTACTAGTTACTGTTTGTATTTGACCATCTTTTAATTCAATGCCAGCAAATTCTATTCTGTTGTCGTAAAAATCACCTATTACAGTTCCTTCTACTTGTACTTCAATTTTACTTTCAGCACCAGTTGTTATACCACTGTTTGGTGTATAATCACTAGCAGTAGCACCACTAGTTGATACATTAACTTCAATTAGTGTTTTACTCGGAACATCTACTACTGAAAATGTACCATTTAAATTTAATAATTGTGTACTAGCACCTGTTTGCGTTACACCACTAATAGTTATTTGATCACCTGCTATATAGCCGTGACTATTTGGTGTTGCTATTGTAGTTGTCGAACTAGCAGTTACAACGCCACTAATAATATGATTAGTATCTTTAACAACTATTTGACTGTTGTCTTCTTGAATTTTGCTAATTTCAACAAAGTTAATTGAATAATCAACATAGTCTTTTACTGCTTTAGTATTAGGTATGTTGTCGTCATCAATTGTAATTAATGATGTTAGTGGGTCTGGAGTAATCGTACCGTTTTCGTATCTCCAAACTTTTTCTTCGTAGTTTGTAGATCCAGTAACAGTTACAACACCTGCACCAACACTAATGTATAAGTCGCCGCCTGCAATAATACCTGGTGTAGCTAATGGTAATGTTTGTTCAACTCCAACATAACCTGTAGTAGCAGTCCATGTACCAATTCCGCTTGTACCGCCAAGTGTCCAAGTTATGCTGTCGTCATAAACCCATCTACTAGGAGCATATTGTCCACGGTCAATTGCAATGCCACTTGAATAAGGTCTATCTAAACTTGCCGGTAGTCCTAATCCTGTATTTCCTTCGTTTAATAATATTACATTGTCAGCAAAGGTAGTTATAGTAGACTCAACTGTTGTTGTGTCTCCTCTTATCTCTAAGTCTCCTGTAACAATTACACGACCTGCACCATCAAGTGCACCGTTTGTAGTATCAAGTGTAATATTTCCACCATTACTTACAATTACTTTGTAATCATTATCTGTAATTCTTAAAACTTTTGACATATATTATCCCTCTTCAGTCAACAATGCAATACTTGCTGTTGAGTCATTATCAACTTCGAAGCTATAAGAAATATTTTTAAAATCTGTCATTATGTTATCAACTATAGAAGCAATAAACACAAATGTTGCACTTTTTAAAACATAACCTGTTATAGACATTTCGTTATCATCTAAGTTATCAACTTGTTTATTAACAAGCGTACAAACACCTTCGTTACCCTCATCATCTTTAACTTTAAAAGTTTTATTAGATAGTCGCGCTAAGACAACTCCGTAAAGAGATGCCTTAGCGTTTCCTATTTTAACTGAAACTACTAAGTCTTTTAATGACTGTAATAAATCGTAAAAGATGTTAATAGGACGTTCCATTAAATTAGTCCTTATGCGTCTTCTGTGAAGTCGTCGTCATCAGTTCCGATTAATGTATCATCATCACCAGCTTCTTCAACTTGTGCCGCACCGTCTGCTACAGATGTACTAAAGTTCCATGCTACACTTTTGCCATCATAAGCATTACTACCTGTTGCACTTGGTGCTGATAATGTAGCTTTACGTCCAGACATTTTACTTACTGTGTAAGTTTCTGCATCATCCATTTTGAATGATATAGACATTTCACCTGCCGCTAATGCCGCTGGTAGTTTACCAGTTGTTAGTGTACAAATATGTTCACCAGCTGTACCAATTTCTTGACATACAAACTTTTTGCTTGATTTTTGTTTTACAATAAAGCCTTCTTTAACTGCTGTGCCGTTATGAAAGTTTACTTTGATCTCAGATCCACCAGCTGTTGGTGTTCCAAATAATCTTTTGTTTAGTGGTCTTCCCATTTGTTTTCTCCTATAAAAAGTAGTCCTATGCCCGTTCTATGAGCTACGCTGTGGGTACAGCATAAGTCCGCCTTGCGGCACACTATCTGACATATGTATTTATCTAAAGAGAAAAAAGCCCTAACAAATAAATGCTAGGGCTTTTAAAATAAAGTGATAGGTTGGACTTCAGAATACCAACAATGCGGTTAACAGTCTGTCTGTTTTTCCCGCAAACCTCGCATCAAACAGTTACGTTCGAAAATACATCTCCATGTCTCCACAGTCATGCAATGCCACTACAGCTACTCGTCAAGTTCAGTGCCTGTAACACCTCTTCCTTGCACTATCTAAGTTACACCGTCGTCTAACTTATATATACATAATAACATCTTTGTATTAGATGTCAACCATAAAGATACATTTTTTTTAATAAAATGTCATTTATTTTTTTAATGTGATGTTGTTTAATTAATTTTTTATAACACCAAAGGGTATAGTTAGTCATACACTTCTCCTAATTAAAGTTAAAGTGCGTTCCTTCGCAATGTGCTACTTCCGTCCCGTAGGATGAACGTATAATTATTTAGCTTAGTACTTGAATAAATTCGTTTTCTCTATCCAAATATTTAAAGTCAATCTTTACAGGATCAAACTTATCTAACGCATCAAATACTATTCGTGTGTCTAACTCGCCACAAGTGTAGACATCTAGTTGCATTAATTTTGGAGATTGTTCGTCCCATATGTGTATTGCTACATGTGATGTTTCAATAATAGTAACACAAGTAAATCCTTTGTTACCTTCCATATCACAATACTTAACATAAGGACCCATCATAATCTTCATACCAATGTCTCTAATTAAATTAGAAGCCCAATCAGTAATAGTTTGTTCGTATATTGGAGGATTACTTACTTCTGCTCGTACTATTAAATGTTTATGTTTCATAAGTTTTTGTTTGTACATAATTTATACCTTATTTGAAACAAAAAGTCAAGCAGATAATTTAGTCAAAAAAATAGGCTCCGAAGAGCCTATTTTCCGTTTTAGTAAAACTTAGTTTAGCTAAAGCTAACGTTACCGTTAGTAATAGCAACTTCACCTAAGTAATCTGCCGCGTTACCTAGCGACGATGCTGTGTTAGATAACTCAACGTAACCATAACGTGTCATGAATGACACTACTGGTTCGAATGATGTTGGATCTAATACAACGCCACTTGACATCAATGGAATGTATGGGCAATAGAACGCTGCCGCATCTGATTCACTTGAGCCTTTGTAACCAACTAATACTGGTGTGCTATCTGATGCATATGAATCAACATATACTTTCATAGCATTGTTCAATGTACCAACCATTTTAGTGTTAGTTGGTGCTTCGAACGAACCTTCAGTTGTTCTAGCAAATGCACTTGTTGTTGCACTTTGTAGGATTGTTAGCGCAAATGGGCTAACAACTGCAAAGTTACCAGCGCCACGTCTTGTACGCTGTGCAATCAAGTTAGCAGTTCTGTTGATTTGAACTGCCAATGCGGCATGCTCATCACCAACAAAAGTAGCAGTACCACTTACAGCCGCTTGGTCATAAGTTTCTACTGTACCTGCTAATGCACGTAACGAAGTTAATACTTCTTGGTCGATTTCAGCAGTAATTTCTTGTGCTAAAGCCGCCATAATTTCAGCTTCTACGTCAATACCATGCATAGATTGTGCGTCTTGAGCTGATTCAAAAGTCCAGCGAGCTGACAATTTACGTGTCTTAGCTTCGACTGTTTGTTTTAGAATCTGGATGCTTAAACGCTTACCAGCTGTACCTTCCATAGAGCCTGTTGCTGAGGCTTCAGGGTTACTGTCGTCATCGTTACCAGCATACGCGGCAGCAATTTTGAATGGGCTAAGAGCCTCATCACCTGCGGCGACATTGTCACCTGCATCACTGTAACGTACACGTAGTGTGTGGATTTGGCCTACTGGGCCAGTCATAGGCTGAACACCTACAATTTCGTTTGCAATCACTGTTGGCATAACACGTCTAATCACTGGTAAAATAACTCTGTTTAAAGTTGCTACGTTACCTGCGCTAGTTGCACCTGCTGTTGCGGCCTCTGAAAGATACTTACGAGTATTTTCAAGAGTTGATTCCATTACAGCTTTCTTTGTGCCTGATAGGCCTTCAAGAAGTGCAGTTTTAGTGTCCTGCCAGCGACCTTCTAATAGTTCTGACATTTGGTTTCTCCTTAATTATGTAATCCAGCTAGACGTTTAAAGTCAACTAAGTTGTCTTTTGCGTCCGCCTGTGAACTAACGTTAGTTTGTGACATTTCGTCACGGTTGCCTGTTACTTCTTTGCCTTCTGTTATTTTCGCCTTCTTCTTAGCTGGAGTGTTTCCGTCAATTACTGCCGGGAGATACTTATCGAACGAACTCTGAAGTCTTTCAGTTTGTACGCTTTCCAGTAAGTCTGTCATAATCTCACGTTGAGCTACACCTAATGGCGCAACTAAATCGTTTAATTTCTTTTCTCTCTTAGCAGTTTCAACTAAAGTCTTCTTTTCAGAAGTAGCTGACTCTGCAAGAGCTTTAGCCTTAACGGCTAAGGTTTTTGCTTCTGCAATTTGCTTTTCTTTCATATCAATGACTTTGAGCAATTTTGCAGTCTCTGACTTTTCGTTTAGGTAGCTTGTGCTATACTCGGCAGCAAATGCCTCGAATAGTTTGCGACCAAAGTCGTTAGTACGTGCAGTTTCGATATCTTCTTTTAACTGGCCAATTTCTTGACCCAGTTTCTTAGAAACTGTTTCAGATACCAATGTTGCACCTTTCGCAACAAATTCTTTCTTAACTTGTGCAAATTTTGTTTTAGCTTCTCTTACAAGTTTTACCTTGGTTTCAGCTAAGTCTTTCTTATCTTCATAAAACTCTGCAATTTCTTTAGATAGTGCTTCAACTACGAATTCTTCAAGGGTAGCAAACTTTGTTGCCATAGCTTTTTGATCTTCGTGTAATTCGCCAACTTCTTTACCTAACGTTTCCATTACAAATTTTTGCATTAGGTTAGCGTTTTCACGCTGTGCTACTGCATATTTTGCTTTGGCTTCTGCTAGTTGTTTGCGGTCTTCTGCAAACTCTTGAAGTTCTGATGCTAGACGCTCTTCCAATAGTTTGTCAATTGACTCAACCATTGTACCTTTGTCATGCTCATATTTTTTAGCAAACTCTTCACGAAGCTCAGCTGTGACTGCTTTACGGTTTTCCGTAATTTTAGCTTCCCATGCTTCTTCGATAGATTGACGCACTTCTTCTGAAACAACATCGTTTTCAAATAAAGTTTTTAGTGCATCCAACATTATAGTCTCCTTTTATTGGAGTCGACTGATTATATTAACCAGCGATTCTTTTAAATACTTTTGTGCCTTGTCGTCGTGTTTAGTTGCCTGTGCCAATTCGTATGCCTTATACCCACCACGGGCATTCATTAAATGCTCATATATAGGCGTTGGATACGCCCCTGGAGCACTTGGTTGGGCAACAACGTCAACTGTAATGATTTCAAAATCACTAACTTCGCCACTGCCTTCTACTACGTTACCACTTCCTCTCGATGAAACACCTAGTTTAACACCACTTTCCAGCATTGTTTGTACTAACTGTCCCATCGGAGTTGGTAGAATTTTCATTTTTCCGTAACCGTTTGGGCCATCCATCCACATTTCTGTGATCATATGGCTTACGCGATCCAAATTAATGTTCAGACCTTCTGGATGATCAACTTCTCCGAGTACACTGTATCCTCCGCTAACTTGATCATTGAGAGTTTTGACAGCCCTACCTATTTCGTTTACAGGGTATACACGTTGGTTTGCGTTACGCACTCCACCTTGTATGCAGATGCCTTTCATATAAAGGTCTTTGCCGCCCTTAGCGTTTTCGGTAGACTCAACAACCATGTTTGCTTGGTCGAATGTCAAATGCTCTCGTAAATAGTTGTTCATCTATAAGTCCCTTTTAGCTTCCAATAGTTGACTTTTTATTGTCAGCTGTTTCGCCTGCGCCTTTTTTCTCTGCGCCGTGGCCTGCTGTTACAGCACTTTGTGCTTTTCCAGCCTTTGCACCTGGTTTGTTTACATTACCATGATCGTCTTCTTTGGCATTTTGGTCACTTACAGCATTACCTTTTAGTGCGCCTTTGCCAGCTTCAACTACATCGCCTGTATCACCCTGGTTCAAGTTAGATGCAGTGCCGCCCATGTTGTTTGCACTAGCAACAGTTGACTTAGACTTGTTGTCTTCGCCTTTTGGTGCTACTACTTTTTCAACATATTCGCGCATCTGCTCTGTGTTTGACTTAGGAGCTGATGCTTCTTCTACATCATCATCAGTTGCTTCGTCAACTTCTTCGTCATCTGATTCAAAAGCTACTGCTTCTTCTTCAGGCTCATCTTCAGCGTCCATGTCCATTTCTGGCTCATCTTCTGCTTCGTCGTCACCTTCGTCATCACCTGACATCATTTTATCAAATTCTGCTTTTAGGTCATCTAGTGCATCTTCAAGATCTTCAACACGATCTTCAACATCACCTTCACCTTCGTCATCCATTTCTGGATCTGCTTCAACGTCACCCATCATGTCATCTGCTGGATCGCCGCCCATGTCATCCATTGCTGGTGCCATTGGATCTGCTTCAACTTCAAACTCGTCTAGGTTAAAACCTTCGTCTACTTCTTTGTCGTCAGTATCTTCGTCTAGATCTTCGTCATCTGACTCATCTACTTCTTCATCAGTAGCTTCATCTAAATCTTCGTCATCTGACTCATCTACTTCTTCATCAGTAGCTTCGTCAACTGCTTCGTCGTCTAGATCATCTTCTAATAAGTTTTCGTATATTTCGCGTGATTTCTCAACTACGATTTCGTGGAAAAGCTCTTCAGCACCGGCTTTGTCTTCATTGACTAGGCGCTCAAGCATTTCTTCAAATTTCTTTAAATCTGCCATTTTTTATCTCCTGTTAAATGTTTTACCTATGGTAAGGCTGTCAATTGTATTTAACATATTGGATAAAATACGCACTAAAAGAGGCTCAAAACGGTTCGTTTTGGCTAGTGCTGAGAAAAATTGAACATTTTTTCAAAATCTTCAATAGTAATGTGCTTTAAATTACTAAATTTATTTAGTTCTTCAGGAATATAGTTATCAGGTGCTATTACTCTTATAAACTCAATATCGCTGTGTGTACTAACAACATTTTTAGTTTGACGCATCCAATTACCAAAAAACGTTGCACTATCCGAACTTTTTTTGTAGTTCATTGTATCAGCAAATAAATTATTTAATTTACTACCGTTTTCAAGACCTTTAAAATCAAATCCTAAAATAAAAATACGTTTATAAGAATGTTCACTTGCTAACCATAATGCAGTAGGTCCGCTTGACCATCCTTTGCTAGGTTGAAAATAATTAAAACCTAATAGATTTTGATATGACTTATTAGGATTAGTCCAAACTTCGTGTCTATGTTGATACTTGCTTTTGTTTATTTCAAGAATCATTTTAACATCTACTGCTACTAAGTAGTCAGGATCAAATGTTCTATAAACTGCATTACATGCATATATTTTACCATGCGGTTTTAAATCATGTAATTCAATTGGAGTTCTACTAGTACCATTACCAATGACAAATGCTGTGTCAAAACGTTTAGATCTTACTTCTGGAACAACTAATTCTTTAGATAACGCAGACTGCTGTTTTTCATAGCGTCTTTGCTCTTTTAAAATTTGCCACTCTATTTTTGAAAGTTTAGTTTTGTCTACTTTTGCCATTTATGCCATCGCCGCTTGCTGTTGTGCTATTCCATACATTTGTCTTACAAAGTCAAGTTCCTTAACTTGTTCTTTAGTATGTACTTCGGCAGCTTTGCGAGCGCGACTGATTTGGCGTAATGTTAATCTTGTTTTTCTTGTGTCGGAACTATCAACAATAGAATCGTCATAGGTAGGGTCATACTGATCATTCTCAGTAGGTTCTAGTGTTTCTTTATCGTAGTAAAATAGTTCTCTTAGTATCATATTATTATTTATGCTTTATATTGTCTGTTCGCCTGCTGGCGCTGTTGAACCACCAACTGTTTGTCCTGTAGTAGTTTCTGGTGGTGTACCTTCGGAGCCTACTTCTGGAGTAATCTCATCGTCACCGATATCTTCAGCACCATCAATGTCTGAACTAATGCCCGCTGAACTAATGCCTGCGCTTCTCATTTCGCCTGCGGCATCTGAACCGCCACTGTTTAATGTTTCATCATTCTCTTCACGCCACATACGTTCGTTTTCTGCAATCTCTTCAGCACTCATGCCTAAGAAACGTTTCATTGCAAAACGATTTGATATAAATGGTATTTGTTGTATTTGTCCAAAACTAGGTATACGTGCATTGTCAAGTTCACTTTGTCTATATGCCGCAAAGTTTTGTGGTGCTTGGAATTCTAAGTCAAACATTGCAGTGTCAACATTTACACCTTGTTCTAATAGATAGCGTTTAAAGTCTTGTGCAAACTGTTCTGTAATTAGACCTTGTAGTCTTTCACAGTAATTATTAAATCTTAACTCTTGAATGTATGCAGTGCCGACTCTTCCATCTTGGAATGAGCTTGCTCCATCATCAGCACCCGTAGGCAAATAGCTGGAAGGAATTCGTAAGCCGCGTACGAGCTTATTAGTAAAATATCTAAGGTCATCAATTTCTCCAAGGTTAGTACCACCTGGTAGTGTTTCAACTTTAGATCCTCTACCTTCAGCAGTTTGTGGGAAGAAGTAATCTTCGTTAATTGACAAGGGGTTATAACTACTGTCTATGACATTCTGACCGCCTCCAGTCGCCGATGGGATACGTCTTTGGTGTATTTCCGTTTTAACACGCTCAACAAATTGCATAGCAAGGTGTGATGGCATGTTGCCCACATCAACGTAGAATACTCTGCGCTCTGGCGCACGTTGTACTCGATAGATAATAATAGCATCTTCGAGTAATTCTTTTTGTTTATAAACTTTAAATATACTTTCAAGTAATGAATTACCAAATGGGTAGTTGTTGTCTAATCCTTCACTTAAACTTAAATGTATTATGTGTTCTGCATCAACAGCAACTTCGCCGTCTTCAGTTGTAAATCGTGAACCTGATTGTTGCGGTGCATTACCAACCATGCCTCTGCCACTACCATTAAATGAATTTGAAACACCACCTTGTATATTACCATTGGTAACATGCGGAGTAGTTGCAACCATATCTCTGAAGTTTAAATTAAAATCTTTAATTACATACTGTTCAGGACGCTTGCCTTCACTTTCGTTTACAATAATACGTGTTAGTTTTGCAGGGTCAACATGATACCATTTTTTAGTTTCTGGATCTCTAATAAAAATTGCATCGCCGTATTTAAAAACGTTACGAAATATTCTAAACATACGTGTTTCAAACTTTTGTGCTTTACACCATTGTTTTAGATATTGTCCAAGAATCTGTATTTCTGAATTTGTTGCAGGTTTGTTAAAATGAAACTTAAAGTTAGTTCCGTTTTCATCATTCATTTGTGTACAAAACTCAGCAAGGATATCTAGTGCCGCATTAACTTCACTATCGTTATCCATTGTGTTATATTGTCCATAGCGTTCTACTCTATTTGGACTACCTACATAAACATCAGGCAAGTAACTTGAATAGTTTGATCTAGCAGGTCCTGGTCGTGCACCTGCGCCTGCTCCGTTTATAGGACTGTATGTTCCGTCTACACCATTACTTGTTTCTACTGGTGTGAAATATTTTTTCCAACTCATGTGTTATGCTCCCCTCATATAGTCGCCATTCATGCCTTTAGTATTTTTAAAGGTTCGCTCGTTGTAATCTGCACTTTTTAATGTGTTTTGTGCAACTGCTTCTATCGATGGTTTCATTGAGCTTGT